TTCACCGGGGCTGCTTTGACAGCCGGTGTGGGGGTGGATTGTTTGGTCTGGTTCCCGGCGAACGCCTTGAGCACATCCTCGGGCTTGCCCTTCAGGGCATCCGGCAAGGACAAGGGTTCGATCGCCGGCTCACCCAGCTCGGGGAACGCCTGAACCAGGGAGTTATAGATCCCAGCCAGGGCTGCCTGCTCGGCCTCGATGCTCTGGTTCAGGTCGATCGAACGCAGCGACTTGGTGTTGGCGAACATGCCCTTGTGCTTGGCGCTGCCGTTGGCGGACGACAGCTTGAACTCACGGGTGTCGGGCATCAGCGCCAGGTAGGGCAGCGCCGGAGCGTGCGGATCGTTGAGCGCGAAGTGATCGGTGATCGCCTGGACCTTGTTCTTCATGTGGGTGACGAACTTGCCCAGGTCCTGGAGCCGGGACTGCGCCAACGCCGTATTCCCGGACTGGACCGCCTGACGGATGCGGGTCATGTGCTGGATGGCGGAGGCCGGCTGACCGTCCTTGGCCCGCAGCGGATCGTTGGCCGAGAAGATCTGGGAGGACACGATGTCCTTGGTCTGGGTCAGGCCGTTGGCCGCGACCTGATCCAGGTAAGCCTTCCGGACGTTGATCGCGTCGAGGCTGGTCTGAAGGGTCTGTTTCTGGCTCAGCGTCAGCGTGACCAGACCGTCGTCGGCGTGTTTCAGGATCGCCTGGATCTTCTCCGGGGCGACTGCCGTCGGACTCAGACCGGCGGCCGCCACCGTGTTCAGGACCGCCCGCTCGCCGTCCGGGGTGCTCAGGGACTCGACCGTGACTTCCCCGATCTGCTGATCGATCTTACCTTCGTCCGCCAGGGACAGGGCCTTGGTCAGCGCCCCCACGATCGAGGGCGACTGGCCGACCATCTCGATGATCTGCTGGTAGCGCTGGAACTCCTTGCGGATCGGATGATCGGCCGGCAGTTCCTCCAAGGCACCGGGGTTGGCTTCCTGGAGACGGGAGATCGGCTCCATCAGCTCGTAGAGCGCCAGGGCTGCCTGGGTCTGTTCGGCGGGATCGGTGGCGTCATCGACCGCCGTGGCGGCCTCCAGGATCGCCATGGAGCGGTTGGGCGCCTTGCCCAGGGCATCGCGCAGACGGGCAGGCAGATGCTCTGTACGCTCGGTCGCAGCGTCGTAGCCAAGGGCCTGAACCAAGGAGGACACGTATTCCTTGGCCTGGGTCTTGGTCTCGGTCGTGACGGTCGGGGTATCGATCGCGTCGATCGCCGCGAGGACCTGCGCCTCGACCTGGGGAGCCTGAGCCACCAGAGCCGTGGTCTCCTGCTGGATCTTCTCGGCGCTGACCGGGGATTCCTGCTGGAGGATCTTCTCGCCCCGCTTGACGAGCCCGGCGGTCAGGCTGGCAGCACCCTGGGCACCGGCGCTGACCAGGCCGGTGACAGCGTCCACCGTGGTGCCAAGGGCGGCCCGCGGACCCTGGGAGCTTGCCACCGACAGGGCACCCGTCGCCGCACCAGTAACGGCCTGCGCCCCGACATCCTCGGACAACGCCTGGTCCGGGTTGACGTTGTTCTGGAGACCGACGTTGCGGGCGATCTGGCCGCTGGCCGATTGGGTAAATTCCTCGACCGACTCCTGGCCGATTTCCCGGAGCGCCCCGGTCAGGGACGTGGCCTGGAACGGACGCTCCCCCGCCTTGCGGGCGATCAGCGAAGTCACCGCCGCCGCCGGAGCCTGCACCGCCGCGGCGTCGAGACCGGCCGACCTTGCCACCTCGTTGCGGGCCAGAACACCGGCTTCTTCCTCCGATTTACCTTCGGCGACGAACGCCGCCTTGCTGTCCCGGAAAGACTGGGAGGTCTGTTCGAGCTGCTCGACCGGCGTGTTCAGCACGTCGGTGACCGTCCCCTGGAACGCCCCGCCGCCTTCCAACAGCGCCGTGGCCGCCGGCCAGGCAGCCCAGCTCGCGGCCCTGGAAGTCGCATCCGCGGCACGGGCCAGCGACATCCGGCCCAGGCCCCGATCCATCTCGGCGGCGAGCTTGACGCCAGGACCGGACAGCTTGCCCAGAGTGGCGGCTTCGCCGATCGCCTTGAGACCCTTGGTCACGACACCGCCGGCGGCCAGGGAACCAATGGCATCCGTGCCGGCCTGGAGCGTGGTGGTCGGACTGGCGGCCAGATCCTCGGCGCCGCTGATCATGCCCCGGCCGAACGACTTCAGATCGGCGACCAGCTTGCTGTCGCCGTTCTCGATATCCCGATCGCGCAGCGCATTGTTGTCCCGGCTGGTCAGCCCAGTCCGGGCCTGGTTCAGACGCTCGGCGGCCTGAAGCGGCTCGGACTGGTAGCTCTTGGCCCCGACCACACCAGCGTTGATTCCCTTGGTGACGGCGGCTCCGAGATCGGCGTCCACCGCGCCGATGCCCCAGTTGGCGATCCCAGCGAGCTGGCTGATGCCGGTGGTGGGAATGCCGACCACGGCATCCTGGAGCACGTCGGCGCTGGACCGCTGAGCCGTGCTGTCCCGGAAGACCTGACCGGACGCCGTCGTGACATCGTTCTGAAGCTGCTGGCCCGCTTCCCCCCACTTACGTTTGAAGGTGTAGGGGTCCATCGAGCGCAGATCGCTTTCGATCTCGCTCATCGACTCCGAACCCCGGCCGGTCATCACACCGGTCGCGAGCTGGTAGGGATCGGGGGTGGGTGTCTTGCCGCCAATCGCCGCTTTCTTCTCGTCCGTCGCCGCAGCTACCGCAAGTTTCTTTGAGGTGCTGAGATCCGTCGAAGGAGCCGGTACCGGTGCCGGAGCTGCTTGAGGTGTGGTGGGCAGGACGTAATCCGAAAGGGAATTGTAGGAAGTCATCGGGGGGTCCGATCTAAGATATATTTGAGGTAGCCACCCTACCTCATTATCGACCGCCCGAAAAGGCAGAAGCCCCCGTCAAGGGGGCTTCTGGATACATCCAATAGGTTACAGACTCCTTATCGCCGGGTCAGAACATCTGCTCGTAGGGGAACTCCGGCCCGCCGGTCTTGTCCGCCTTGTTCTCCTCGTCCAGGGAAGTCCGGCCTGGGACCATGTTCTTGTCGCCGGATATCTTGTCCATCAGGGCCTGAAGACGCTGGGCCGCCTGGTTGCGGGCAATCGCGATCGGCTCAAGGCTCGCTTTGATATTCTTATTGACGGAGCCGTATTTCAGGGCGTTCTGGAGGATCGCATCCTTCTTTGCGAAGTCGGCCTGGGCTGCCGTCAGCAGATCCCTGTTGGCCTTGATGACATCGTTCTTGTCGGCGGCATCGCTGACCCGGCCGCTCTTGATGCCCTTGACCAGCGAGTCACGGACATCGTCCCGGACCTCACGGCCGTTGCCGATATAGCTGGTCCGCCCCGGCAGGGGGAGAGCATCCCAGATGCTCCTGGCTATGTTCCCGATCGCACCGGTGTCCTCGCCCTTGGACTTCTTCAGGATCTCACCGGCCAGGGCATAGCTGGGAACGCCCTGCTGCATCAGGTTCTCGATCTGGCGGTCGAGGTTGGCCCGGTCGCCGCCATCGTAGATGCCGTCCTTCTTGGTCAGATCGTCGAGGACCTCGTTCTTGTCGGCCTTGGAGGACTGAAGCCCCCGCCAGTCGTCGGACAGGCCGGCGAACTCGCTGGCGTTGGAGGCTTCCCTGGCCGACATCCGGTTGGCCAGCCCGGTCACGTCGGCCTCCGAGAGGGCTTTCTGGACCGGCAGGTTCTGGGCATCGGAGGAACCAGTAGGGGAACCAGCAACAGGAGGAACCGCCCGGTTCAGGACCCGGTTGACATCGACCCCGGTCTCGCCCCGGACGATATCGGCCCGGACCTCGTCGAAGGACTTGTCCTTGTAGAAGCCCGGTGTCGCGTTGACGTTCGGATTGGCCCAGGTGTCCTTGAGGTTGCCGTTCTTGCGCTCGTCGTAGATCCGGCGGGCCAGCTTCTCCTGGTTCTCCGGCGTCATGGGCGTGTTCTGCCAGCCCTCGCCGAACACCTTGGGACCGAAGTCGGACAAGGTCGCCTGGGTGAACTGGTAGGCGCCGACCGCCGAAGTGCCCTGATCGGCACCGGCCCCGATCTTACCCTTGGTGTTCGGGATCAGCGTGTTGCGGCCGTAGTCAACCGCCTCGCCCATCGTCATCGAGGAGACCGGCTTCTCCGGTGCGCCGTATTTGCCGTTGCCGTAGACCGTGTCGTAGGCATTGCCCTCGGCACCGGCGGCATTGGTCCGGGGACCGCCGCCCGGAAATGCCTGGTCCGGCGGCAGGGCCGTCAGGTCCAGACCGATATTGCCGGTTCCGACGGGAGCCAGCAGCTCCTTACCGTAGACGCCCCGCAGACGCTCGATCAGGGTGTTGTAGGCACGCGGCGAGATCTTGGACGAGACACCTTCCAGAGCCATCGTCGCCAGTTCCGGCCTGCCCAGCTCGGCAAACTGACTGAAGTAGGACTCGACATCTTGGCGGTCCCGGTACTCCTCGGTGCCCCGGTCGAACAGGACACCGTCCTGGTTGATGCTCTGGACCGTCCTGGCCCGGTTCAGGCCGGCGGTGCCCTGGCTGCCGTAATCCTCGATCAGCTTGAGGGCGTCGGCACCCTTGATCCCCGGCACAGCCGTCTGGAGATGCTTGATGGCGCCGTCCACATTGCCGCTGCTGCCCAGCCGGGCGGCCTCGATCAAGGCCGGGCCGTTGGCGTCGAACAGCTCGTTTCTCTCCTGGACTCGGCCGAAGTCGTAGGCGTTCTTGTCCAGGACCTGCTGGGTGCTGGCGTTGGCCAGCAGGTCACCGGCCCGGCTGCCCAGGGTCCGGAGCGCCCCGGCCGAGGCATAGCCCTGGGCGTTGCCCAGGATGGTGCCGTTGTTCAGGGCCTCATTGAGGGCCGCCGGATCGCTGTAGTTCAGGGCTCGGCCGAGAACGTCCCGGTCGGCCTGCTGCTCGCGCGCCTGCACAAAGCCGCCGATGCCGCTGTCGGCGGCCTTGAAGGCGTTGTTGAGAAGGAACCCCGCCGTGCGAACACCGTCGATCGCGGGGGAGAAGTTGGGCGCTTCGACGTTACGCCAGGTCAAGGGTGCCATGGATCAAACCCTCCTTATCGGGTCATCTTGTGGGAATTGACGTAGGCAGAGGCTTCGTCCTGGGACTTGCCCTCGACACCGTAGCGGGCACGGACCCGGTCTTCCAGAGATGTATTGTAGGAAGAGATCGAGTTGTTCAGGTTGGCGTTCGCCATCTCCCGGCTCAGCTTGTACTGCTTGTTCGCCAGGCCGAGCGCCTGGAGACCGGTGTACAGGCCGGCCCCGGTCTGGAGAGCGCCCATCCCGAGCTGAAGGGTCGGCAGGTTCATGCCGAACCCCAGGGGACTGGCGCCGGCTCCGGCACCACCCAGGACATCCGGCTGCTGGTTGGCCTTCAGCCAGTCCATCGAGGCGGCCATGCCGCCGGGCATGGTGATCTGCTGGTTGCCGGCCAACCCGCCCAGCTCGGGGGACATGTAGCCGGCACCAGCACCCTGGCCTGACCCAAAAGAAAGATTGGGGGTCGGGGTCAGCGGCTGCGGCATGTTGATTCCAAACATGCCCGGATTGTAATTCGCGATCGAGTTGCTCATCGGGGGTCTTCCTTAACCGGTGATCGGTAGGTCGGTACTCAAAGTTATATCAGTGAAGTTGCTCAGCATCGAGAACGTCATGTCGGCTACATCCGAACCTACCATCAAGGTACGTTGGAGGAAGGTGTCGAGCGGCTCCCCGAGAGACCCGTTCGGCCGGGACGGGGCATCGACGAGCTGGAGCGGGTTGAACAGGTTGACGCCCCCGGTCAGCTCCGAGAACGCCTGCTCGATCTCCTTGGCTCGCGTCGCGTAATCCTGGTTGACCTCGGCGGTCTTCGCCATCGTCTCGGCGGCCTGGCCCTGGAGGTAGCCGGCGATGCCGTCACCGGCCGCCAGGGTCAGCTTGAGGATGTTGTCCACCCGCATCAGGGAACCAAAGGAAGACGAGAAGCTGGTCCCGTTCATCAGGCCAGTGCCGACCTGGAGCGCCACGATCGAGGCGATCGTCCCGATGATGGCACCCAGCTTGTCGCCGAACAGGGCGGTCGCCCCCTTCTGAAGAATGGCGGTCAGGACCATGGCGGCCACGGCGTTGGCGATCGCCCCGACTACGGTGGCCGCCACCGTTCCGGCGGCCACACCGAGCATGGCGCCGACGGCGGCGTTGGCGCCCAACAACCCGACGCTGCTGGCGCCGAAGCCACCCGTGAAATAGGTGATGGCGATGACGGCGATCACCAGAAGCAGCTTGAAGAAGCCGGTCTGGTACCAGCGGGTCTTGACCACCTGGTAGCAGTTGAAGACCAGGAAGCAGCAGGCCGTGGCCATCTGGGTCTGGTCCTTGATGGGGAGCGCCTTGTAGACATCCTCGTGCAGGGGAATGATAAACCCCGACTCGTCCGTGTCGTCGAGCGCTTCCACCGCCAGGGTGTCCACCGACTTGCCGCCGTAGATCAGGTTCCGGTGCTTCAGCCCGCCGATCACCAGGCGCTTCCAGGAAGTCGCCGAGACCTGCCAGTTCAGCGTGACGCTCTCGGAGGTCAGCGTGTCGGTGACCTGCTGGGCATACAGGCCGGTGCTCGGGTCCAGGACCCAGTAGACCGGCTCGAACTCCTCGGTCGTGCCCTGGGTGAACCAGAGATCGCCGGCCCCGTAAGCCCCGTCCAGGATGCCCGATCCGGTCTCCTCGACGAGGGTGTTCCAGGACACCCGGATGTTGTAGTTGATCACCAGGTTATGGTCGGTGGTGACCTCGATCGAGCCAAAGGGCATCGGCGGATAGGGCAGCGTCATTGGTTCCGGGCCGACCGACCAGAGACCGGAGGTGTCCACGTTCTGCCGCCAGGTGGACCAGTCTTCCCAGGACGCCTTGGCCAGTTCGAACTGGTCCTTCCAGTCCTCGTAGACGGCGAGGCCGCCTCGGGTTGGGTCTTCCAGGATCATCTCGAAGAACTTGTAGATGTATTTGCGGGACGCATTCTCCTTGACGTTCAGGGAGACCCCGAACACCGCGTAGGCGTAGTCGATATCGGCCAGCGAGGGATTGTCGGCGACCTTCTCCTCCAGCGTGTCGTACCGGAGGGAGCCGAGAGCCCGGCGCACCGCCCGCTTGGACTGGGGATAGATGGTGGTCGGGTACAGGTCAGAGACGAACTGGTTGTTGAGCCGGATCGGAATGACCGGCAGGAAATCACCGCCGCTGTCGGGCACGGCCCACATGGCGTCGAGCACGGCGTTGCCGGTGTTCTGCTGGTAGATGAAGATCATGGGATCGCTGAAGGTCCTGACCGACGTGTCCTGGGTGTCGATCCGCCAGGACCGGACGGTCAGCACCGTGTCGAAATACATCGTCGAGGTCCGGATGAAGATCCCGTCCCCCGTCCCGGAGATCATCTCGACTTTGGTGTAGACATCGTGATCGGGGGTGCTGGCGGCGGTGTCATAGGTCCAGCCGGCGGTGCTGGGCCAGGGATCACCCATGCCCAGCGTGGTGGTGCTGCCGGTCACCACGGGCTCGTCCACCTCGGTGGTCGCTTCCGAGTAGGACGCAAAGAGGTAGGACGCCAGCGGGTCGAACCCGGTCGGCACGATATCCTCGGTGGAGGTGTCCTCGTAGGTGATCGTGATCGTCGAGGTCGCCTCGTTGAAGTCGGCGAGGTAACCGGTGTTGATCTGATCCGGGACGGTGTTGAGGATGTGCTGCTCGACCCAGTAGCTGTAATCGCCCCGGTCGATCACCGCGGTCTGGATCACCACGGTGGTGCCAACCGTGTGCGGCAGCTCGCCGGCCAGCACGGTGGTGTCGATGCTGTCGCCGGAGATGATCGAGCCGGTGGCCAGCCCGATGTCGTCCGAGTAGCCGGAGCTGCGCGCCCAGCGGGCGAAGTTCTTCAGCCGGGAACCCGGCCCGCTGCGGTAGGCGTTGGTCACGGCATCGGGGATGCTGGGCTTGTTGCCCAGCACCGCGCTGATCGTGGCTGTCTTGAGAAAGTCCGCCCGGTCATCCTCGCCGCCCGCCAGATTGTAGGCGACCGACGAGACCAGGACTTTCTTCTTGCCGCTGAACAGGCCCATGATCCGGCCCGCCTTACAGGGGAACGTTGGTCTTGATGGTGGTCAAAACCTCGTCCAGGCTGGTGTTGCCGAAGCCGGTCGGCGCGGCCAGGCCCTCGTCCAGGGTCTTCATCGTGATCCAGGCATCGGAGAAGATCTTGGCCGCCTTGATCTCGATGTCCCGCTGGTAGCTGGTGATCTGCTGGGTGTAGAGGTCCTTCTGCTTGCCGGTCAGGCCGGCCACGGTGGCGGCGTCCGACCGGGTATTGAGCGTCTGCGCCCGCTGGACCTCGCCCTGCTCCGCGACCAGCGTCACCTGCTTGGGCAGCAGGTAGGTCAGGGTGTAGGTCAGGTTCGCCGACTGGGCGTTCTGGACGGCGATGTCGGCGGTCAGCTTGGCCGCCTGCTGCGGCAGCAGGGTCGCCAGGTTGTAGGCCGCAATGCTGTTGTTGGTCGTCTTGCCCACGTTGTCCAGGGTCAGGCCGGCCGACTGGAGCGGCAGCATGGTGCCGAGCGTGTAGGTCGCGATCCCGAAGTTGAGATCCTCGGTCGCCATCTTCAGCTTGGTCAGCCCGAGGTTGGCGATCTCGCCCATGCCCTGGACCTTGAGCACGGCATTCTTGAGCTTGGCGCTCTCGTTCTCGACCTTGGCCGTGATGGCGCCGACCTGGGCCTGGACACCCTGCCAGTAGGTCGTCTCACGGGCCAGCAGGAACTGGACGGCGCTGGTCATGGCACCCTGGGTCAGGGCCACGAACGCCTTGGTGTACTCGGCCCCGGTGATCCGGTTGGCGTCGTACTCCGCCCGGAGATGGGCGGCGAAGCCGGTCATGATGGTATCGAAGACACCGGCGCCGCCGACCGTCCCGGAGGTGATGGCGGACGCCGCCAGCCGGGTCACTTCCGTATACATCTCGGAGGTTGAGCCGCCGGGTATCGTGAACTCGGCCCCGGTCAGATCGACGGTGGGCAGTGTCAGATCGGAATCCAGGGCCGCGTAGAGGGCAATGCCGCTGGTATCTCCACCTTGGCTCATGATCGATCCTTCCGGGTTATGCTGTGCTGGGTTCTATGAACGAGAACGGCCCGTCAGACGAAGGGTCTGCGGGCCGCTCAGACTACCTCGACCGAGAGGGTTAGGATACGCCGCCAGCGGCAGCCTGAGAAGCCGCCAGCTTGGCGATTTCCTGGGGAGTCAGCGGCGGCAGAACCTCCAGGGCGAACTCGGGAACCAGCCGCTGCTCGACCGAGGTCTTGTCGGTGCCGGGGATCTTGCGGGTGCTGATCGACAGGAACTGCCGCTTCTTCAGCGCCTTGTAGATCACGTAGGGAACGTGGTAGCCGTTGTCGGTGGCGGCGCCGAAGGGGATGAACTTGCGCACCGTGCCGAGATACTCGTTGGCGACGGTGAAGATCTCGCCCGGCAGCTCGCGCTTCTTCGGGTCGAGGTTGGTGATCCGCAGCCGGATCAGCCTCATGTTTTCCTGGTGGAGCTTCTGGCGCAGGGTCTGCGGCTGGAGTTTCGCCGCGGCAGCAGCGGGAGCGGCGGGGAAATCATCGTCCTCCGGCTCGGCCTTCGCGTCGGCAGCTTCGTTCTCCATCTTCTGGCGAATGCGCTCTTTCAGCGTGTCGAGGCTGATGTTGTTCGAGAAGGCGATGCCCATCATCTTGGCTCGGCTTTTCAGCAGGGCCAGTTCATCGACGGCCGTCACGACTTCGTCCGAGTCATCCACCTGGTTCAGTGCGTCCATAACAAGCAGTCCTGTTTATCTTTAAGGGAAGTGGGACCGGGAGAAGCGAACCAGGAGGTTTCCCTCCTGGTTCTGTGCTCAGCCCTTAGACGGGGGCGACGGTCTTGATGATGCCGATGCGCTCCGGACGCTTGATCAGGATACCGTAGTACCACTTGATCGAGCTGAAGCCGGTCTCGCCGTAGGGATCGTTACGGTCGGCGGTTTCCTTGCCCGGCATCTTGGTCATGACCGAGAACTTCACCGACTTGCCGTCGGTCTGGAAACCGATCGTGGTGAAGCTGTCGTCGCCGATCACCAGCATCGGGAACACGTCGTAGTGCTCGACACCGGAAACCGTGGTCGAACGGTAGCCGGGGTTGGTTCCGACCGTGGCGCCGGCACCTTCCCAGGACAGCATCTCCGGAACCTGGATGATGCGGAAAGCGTCGATCGAGCCGATCTCGCCGTTCATGATGGTGCCGGCGTCGGCGTAGTGCTGGACCTCGACGAACGCCTTGTTGCCGAACAGGTCGGTCAGGCCCTTGAGCAGGGGAACCAGCTCGGAACCAACGAAGATGAACCGGGCGGCGGCGATGGTCTTGGTGTCCACCAGGCGGGAGCCGGTGATGACCTTGGTCGCCTTGGGCGTGCGGTTGTCGGTCAGGATCTGATCGAGGCGCATCAGGTTGGCATACGTGACGATCGAGGCCGGGACCGAGGACACGACTTCACCGGTGATCTCGTCGTCGTCGGTGGCGGCACCGGCGAACAAAACGGCACCGGCGGCCAGCGCCAGGTCCTTCTGAAGCACCGCTTCGGTCATCTGGACCGCGCCGTTCATCAGCTCGGTGGACAGGTGGTCCATCAGCTCGCTGTCCGAGTCGAAGTCCAGGGCTTCCTGGGTGAACTCGGTGAAGAAACCGAACTTGTGGATCGAGCCTTCACGGGTCAGACGGGTGAAGCCGACCCGGTTGACGCGGCCACCATTCTCGGTCAGGGACGGCAGCTTCGAGGTGATCGTGCCGATGTCCTTGCTGGAACCATAGAGGTTGCCGTTGGCGGCCGTGACACCGGAAGCGTCGATGCCCTGGTCGTTGACGTTGCGGTCGTCGAGCAGGGGGACGTACTCGAACACCTTGATGGTCTTGCCGTAGTTCTTCGGCATGTTGGTGACCGAAGCGAGCGGGCTGAAATACTGCTCCTTGCGGGCGGTGATCAGGGCCTTCTTCATGTAGAAGAAGGTGTTCATCTGACCGTCGGAGCTGGAACCGTCGATGTCCGACTTGGAACCGTCGATGGGGGCGTTGTAATTCAAGGGCATGATCAGGTTTCCTTAAGGGAGGCTCAGGAGCGTTGGGACATCTTCAGGAAGTCCTCGTCGCTCATCGCGAGAGGGTTCTTGGTCTGGTTAGTCTTCGGGGGCGCCATCCGCGTCGAAGACGCGGCCGTCACCCGATCGGTGTTCACGACAGCCGGCTTGGGTTGCTGGACCCTGGTGACGACCGGAGCGGGGGCGGGCTTCGGTGCGGTCTGGGTACCCTGCTCGCCCATCCGGCTGAAGACACCGGCGGCGTTCATCTCGTCGCCGACCGTCTTGTAGGCGGTGATGAACGGGGTGTTGGCGGCGATCAGTCCAAGCGTCCGGCGGCGGTCCAGCTCGCTCGTGATGACATCGTAGATGCCGTTGTCACGCTGGCTGTGGATCACCTGCATCAGCTCGGGTGAACTCCATAGGACTTCCTTAGACGCTTGATCCCAGCGGGTGTTGATGTGCTGAAGGGTCTCGGTACCGCTCTGGCTGGATCGGAGATCGTCCATCACGGCCGTGAAAGCCACTTCCTCATCGGAGACCCGGTGATTGCCTCCTCGGTAGGACGGATCAACGGAGGTATCAATCTCCAGCGGATCTATCCCAGCGTCCTTGATCAGCTTCTGGATGGCGGCGGGATTCTTCTTCTCGACATCGATCAGGAAGGAGAGTTTGCCCTCGTCCAGAAGCCCGTTGTTCTCCAGCATCAGGAGGATCTTACGGTGCGGAGCCAGCTCCTGCATTTTGCGGGTGTAGTTGGCACCCTGCTGCATGAGCTGGACGGCCTCATCGGGAGTCCTCAACTCGATTGATTTCCCGTTCGCCTTGAACGGGGCCATCACCTTCTTGTAGAAGGCTTCGTAGTCCGGGGTGGACGATGCCTGATGTCCCGTGACGACCTCCGGGGGAGTGGCCCCCTTGAGATCCTTGGCGGCGCCCTTGTCCAAGTTATCTTGGGGGGCAGCCGGTGCAACCGGAGTCTCAGGCTGTTCTTGTCCCTGCGACTTATCTTGTAGGACGGTAGCATCGTCCGGGTCGGTTTGACCAGGAGTTTCCGTCTCGACGGTCTCCTCGGCCTCGGCCGGGGTTTCGACGGATTCGGCCGGAGCTTCCGGGGCCTCTGAACCAGAAGAGGAACCAACGGGGTCAGCCGACTCGGGAACCGACGAGAGGTTCATGAACTCCTCGTCGGACATCTCCAGCAGACCGGTGGGGGTTTGTTCACCCGACATATCTTAGCCCTCGACTTCCTGGCGGGCTTCCTCGATCGCGTCTTCCAGATCACCGATCTGGCGTTCAGCATGGTTGCCCATCTGAACCGTGATCGACAGGAAGCGCCGGAGGTGGCCGGCCGCCTGCGCCATGGCCAGGCTGTCCGCCCGCTGCTCGGAGGTCAGCGCCGGATCGGCGCTGGAGTGGGCGTAACGGGCGCATTCCTGAACGCAGAAGCGGTCGAGAATCAGGCTCTTGAACTCGGAGTTGCCGTAGAGCTTCAGGGCGGTGTCCCGGAGCTTGATGATCTCCTGAGCATCGGAGAGCTGCTTTTCGAGGGCAAAGACTTCAGACATTCTGATTGGTCCTTTGGGGGCTGTCAGGGTCGGTTAGGACTGAATGAGCGCCGGGTTGAGTGCGGAACCGAGGGTAGGATCATTGGGGTTAGAACTCAAGTTATATCGGGGGTCGTTTGCGGGTTGTCCACCAGATTGCTTCAACCGGTCGCTCAACTCGTTGTAGCCGATCGCCGCTTCCACGTCCGGCTTGGCCTCGTCCTTCTTGCGTCCCTTGACGAACGCCTTGGTCACTTCGAGGTCCTGGTTGCCCCGTGCCTGGGCCTGCTGCTTCTCCAGTTCGCGCGAGTGCGAGGTCCCGGTTTCCTGCTCGACGAAGTCAAGATTGGTCTTGTCCGCCATCGCCGATGCCTGGGTTGCCTTGGCCTTGTTGAGTTCGATCTCGGAGGCCAGCTTCTGGACTTCCATCTGGGCCTTCTGGAGTTCGATTTGGCGGAGCTGTTCGGTGACCGGATCGGGCTGCGGCTTCCAGGTCTTCAGGGTATGGGCCAGCACCGGCATCCGCTTGAGGGCCGCGATCTCCGACAGGATCAGCATCGAGATCGAGGGGTCCATGTTCGGACCCAGGGTCTGAAGCATGAAGCCGAGGTCCTGGGACTTGGAGTTATCGACCTCGGCGGTCGAAATATCGACCTCCAGGTCAAAGTTACCTTTGAGGTCCTCCCGCTTGACCGTGACGAACTCCTCGTTGGTGACCCGGACGACTTCCTCTTCCGACAGGAACTCGGCGTTCATCGCGATGACCTTGGCGCCGATCTCCTGCATGCCCTTGGCCAGGCGGCGGAGGATCGCCATCTCGCGCTTGGAGGCCGCGTCCAGAACGCCCCGGATGCCGGTGGCGACATCGCCGTAGGAGCTGCCGGACAGGCCGCCGGAGAACGACTTGACGCCGGTGAGGGCTTCCGCTTCCTGGTTCTGGAGCTGGAGCATCACCATCGCCGACTGCGGGATCTCGGGATACTTGTGCTCGATCAGGCCGGTCTGGGCCGGCTGGTTCGGATTGAACTCGTAGTCCTGGCCGCTCTCGAACCGGCGCCGGTTCAGGGGGTCCAGCATGCCCTTGACGAAACCCTGCTGGCCGTTGGCCGAGCGGCCCATCAGGTCGATCATGCCACGGGTCACCGCGCCCAGGATCTTCTGGTTGTCCTCCAGCATCTCGGCGTCCGGCTCGCCGTAGATCTCGCGCTTGACCGGCGAGTAGGCGACCACGACGAAGGGGAGCTTCTCGTCCGGGAACGGGTTCATCTCCATCCGGATCAGGGTGTCGCCGATCCAGGTGGCGACGAACGGTTCCAGCACGCCGTTGCCCTGGGTGTCGAAGAAGCCCCAGTATTCGTAGGCCACGACCTTCTTGCGCATCGCGTCGTTGAAGGCGAAGTTGTCAGGCGTGCTGGTGACATGGTCCGGCTGGGCCAGGGGGGAATTGCCCTCCCAGTTGACCTTGGCCAGGTTCTTGTAGCGCTTGCCCTCTTTCTTCAGCTCGGCCTGGTTGGTCTCGAAGCTGACGATCACGAACAGCGCCTTGTCCAGGTCGCCGCCGGCCGAGGGATCGATGTAGACGTTGGCCGGGTTCATGATCTCGACGGTCGGCCGGTTCTCGATCACCTGCTCGGTCTCGACTTCCTGCTCACCCGTCTGGACCGCCGTGGTGACCGCACCCTGCTCCTCATACAGCTCCAGCGCCGCCAGGATCGCCGGGTCGGCCTGGGTGTCGAAGCTCGCCGGATCGGCGATCCGGGCGTCGAGGGCTTGGCGGAACATCTGGAGCTGCATCGGGTCCTGGATCTCGTAGTGCGACCAGACCGGCTGTAGCGTCTTGACCTTGCGGGTCACCCGCTTCCAGCCGAGGCGGACGATCGCGGTGCCCTCGTCCACCGTGGCCCGGACGTAGTCGTCGATGAACTTGACCCGGTTGAGCTTGGTCCGGAACTGCCAGTTCAGCACCAGCTCGTTCTGCTTGGCCGAGGCGTCGTCCTCGTGGGTGACCGGGCTGACCTTGAACAGCTTGTTGGAACCAAGGAAGGGCTCGGTCAGCGCCGAATACCGCCACTCGGCCTGACGGCGGATCAGCTTGGGCTGGACGGATGAACGACCCTTGACCTTGACGGGCTTGGCCTTGCCCTCGACCTTGAGCAGGTCGAGCCACCCCTGGATCTTGGACTGCTGGGCGTCATGAGCCGGCTTGGCCGATTCCAGGTCCTGCTTGAGGGTCTGGATGGTCGGCTCGTTCTTCCAGCCCGTCAGCTTCTCGGCGTAGGGTGTCCGGGGGAGTTGGGTGTCGTTCATGATGATATACCGTCCGTCGGGGCAGGATTGCGGGGGGTCACTTGGTCGCCGTGCCCTTGATCTTCTCGAAGGTGCGCAGGCCGCCGAAGCCGAGCATCGCGAACACCAGCTCCATCAGGTAGTCGCCGTTGATGCTGGGCAGGACGATCGCGGGGTCGATGTTGACGGCGACGGCCGCCGCGATCGGCAGGCCGACATACTGCCAGGCCAGGCCAGCAGCACAGATCCAGCCGATGAAGGGACGCCAGCCGGCCACGAAGATGCTGGTGCTGGCGGCCTCGATCTTGTTGATCTCGACCTGGTTCTGGTTCTGCTGGGCCACCAGGTCGAGCAGCTTTGTTTGAGTGTCGGCGGCGGCCTTCTCGCGAGCGGCGGGGTCCGGAATGCGCCCGACCAGGTCACTGATGATGGGAACCAAAAGGGGAAGCAGGGCGGGCAGCATACCGATTACTCCAAGTTATCGAGGCAGAGGGTCAGGCACTCGACGGCCCGCCGGTTCCAGCCCAGGCCGTATTTTTCGAAGTTCCGAGTCGTCGCGTAGCGCAGCAGCCGGCGCACCGTGAGTTCCTTCAACATATCACGGGGGTGCTTCCGGTTCACAGCGGCAACCGTCCTGGGGCCGATTTGACCATCGGGAACCACGCCGGCCGCTTCCTGGAGCAGCTTGGCCGCGGCCCCCCGTCCCTGGTTGACGGATATGTCGAACAGCATGATGCCGATCACGCCGGGCAGCTTGGCACAGCCGGCGGGTGTCCAGTAGTCGGCCCGGTAGATCACCGATGCCTGGGACTCGGTCAGGTTCCGGATGTCCAGGTGGGGGTAGGCCCGCTGGCAGATCCCGTACTTGGTCAGCCCGCCGGGATCGTCGGGGTCGTCGGTCACCGTGGCGCCGCCCTCCTTGAGGAGGACGAAGGCCAGGGCCTGGGGGAACAGGTCAGTCATGGGAGGAACTTCTCCGCTGGTGAAAGAGCTTGTCGATCTTGGTCTCCAGCCGGTCGAAGCCGGCGTCGATGCGTTTTTCCAGCTTCTCAAGATCGGTCTTGGTGGCGTAGGTCCGGACGATCTCCAACTGCCAGGACGACACCTGGGTTCGGACACCGGCTACCTCGGCATGGGCTTCGTCCAGCCGGATGTAGACTCTGTTCTTGAACTGATCCAAGTCTTCCTGCGTCTCCTTCACCTTGCCCAGGCAGTCATCCCGCGTCTTCCAGAGCAACCACACCATCCCGCCGAACAGCGGGACCGCGACGATCTCGATAAAGTCTTTCCAATCCATGATGACTAGCCTCGGCCGGGAGTGTGGTGGGTAGAGGTAAATTGGGGGGAGACTGCCTCTCTGAAGCTCGTCAAAAGGTCTGGTAGACCTACCTTTGCCCGCTCGTAATATCCTGACCAAGGTGTTAAGAATTGAACCATCGTGATTGCCTCTCATACAGGCGTTGCGGGAGAGGGCGGGCGCAGGGTTGCAGCCTGCGCCCGCCCTCGTTAACGGCTCGGTTACGCCGTGTTGTCGGACCTTCCCAATTCACACCAGTTGGTGCCATCGAAGATCAGAGTGAGCCGGTCCTGCGGATGGCTCAGCGTGAAATCCGCCGACAGGGTCAGGTTCCCCGCGGCATCCTTGGCGGTCACGTCGCGCCCTGAATTGCTGCTCTTGCAGATCAGGATTTGCCCGACATAGCCGCCGCTGATCGTGGCCAGGTCGTCGGATGCGGCCGACGCCTCGGTGTCGATCACGATTTCCTTGTCAAAGGTGGTGACCGTTATGACGCCGGTTGCGATCGTGAAGGTCCGCGTCGTGGCGTCGATCACCCGTGTGTCCACCCGGTTGGTCGCGGCGATGGCCGAGCCGAACGGGACGGAATTGCTGTGCGATACGCCCGTGATGACGTTCAGGTTTCCAGCGTTGTAGAAGGCGTATCCGGAGCCGGTCTGCCCCGCAACCGTGGCGTTGATGACGTTGTAGTTCCCTTCCACGTAGACGCCCGAGCCGATCGGCGTTGAGACGGTCAGGCTGATGACGTTGTACGCCCCTGCTGTGGTGATCCGGCAGGCGTAGCCCCTCACGTCGTCGCACGCGGCGCTGATCGTGTTGTAGTCGCCGGAAATGTAGATCCCATCACCGGAGTAGAGCGCGCCCACCTCAGCATCACCGGCCGGTGCCGTGCTGTTGCGGTGAGCAAAGCCGATCCGGTTCTTGGAGCCCGACACCACCAGCGCCGTTGTTCCGACATTGCGCGTCACGGCCGTGATGCTCCGGAACACGAAGCACTCCCCGATCTGGAAATTGCTGCACGCCAGGGTCACGCCATCGAGCGTGGTGTTCGGCTGGGCATAGGTCAGCGCCGCCGCAGACCAGTTTGGGTGCAGCAGGCTGACGTTCCGAACGATGAGTTTGCTGATGGCGCCATAGGTGCCGGTCCCCAGGTAGATGCCGCCGTTGTTGCTTTCCGTGGTGATGTGCTCGGCTTCCAGGCGCACCGTGTTGCGGGTTTGGATGCCGCGGCCGGCCCAGCACGCATAGACGTGGATCACGCCCACTTCCAGATTCACGCCGTCCATCACAATGCCGTCAATCGGCTGGCCGGCGTACACCGTCGATGTCTTGCGGGTTGTCTCCGCTGTGGGGCGGGTGTGCAGGCCGCACAGCCCGATGAACAGCGACTTCACGTAGATGTCGTTCGGCCCCAGGAAGATCACGCCCTCCTCCCCGAACACCCGGCCGTTCAGGCTGACTTGGCTGTACACGTCGTCAGAGGTCGGGATACTCGCCAGCAGGTCCGCGAAATAGGCCCCGACTTGTGGGATGTTGCGGATCTCAACATCAATCTCGAAGGCGTAGCCCTGCACCTTCAGCCCGTAGCCGGTGGTGTTGTTGATCGTGTTGCTGGCGGCGTTCCAGTTCGAGGCCAGCCAGTTGCCGTTGATGGTCAGATCCTTGATGCCGAAGTACCGGGCATCGGTGGCGCCGTAGCCGGTTGTCTTCACAACATCCGTGTTGGCCGCCGCCTTGAGCTTGAGGATCGTCGCTTCCTTGCCGGCCCCCTGGAGGGTGACCAGGGAGGGAAGGCTGATCGTGGTGCCGACGCTGTAGGTGCCGGGAGGCAGGTACAGGACGCCGCCACCGGCCGCCGCCAGCGCCGCCAGCGCGAGGTTGATGTTGGCCGCGTCATCCGTCGTGCCGTCGCCGGTCACTCCGAAATCCTTGACCGACCACGTTTCCCGGATCTTGTCGTGGAGCGGCCGTTCGACCGCCCCGGTGCCGTCCTGGAGGATCAGGCTGAGGTCGGGACCGCCATGGATGATCCGGCTCGACCAGTTCTCATTGCCCTGAAATTCCGCGAGAGGGTGGTAGGTCGAGACATCGTGAGCCATGAATCACCATAAGTTTTAGGACGGTCTCGTATGGGCCGTCAGGTTATAGAAAAGGCTATCTTAAGTCTAACCTCAAGATAGCCTCCACTAACATATATCGTAGGTAACGCCGGCTGCTAACGGGCCAGCACCGTCGCCATGTCGATCGACGCCGCGGTCTCCCGATGCCCAAGCTGGGTCAGGTGGGTGCCGTCCGCCGTGTAGGCGCCGGCAACGCCCGTGGTCTTCCAATAGCCGGAGTCCAGCGAGCTTTCGACGGCGCCGCAGCACTCGATGTAGCCGGTCAGCGCGCTGGACGGAACCGAGCGTATCCAGTTGTTGGTGGCGACGCGGACAGCGTGGCTCGCGGAGTGTGTCTGGTTGTTGGTGGCGCTCGCCGGGCCGGTGGCCCAGCTATCGGAACTCGTGGTCACCGGCGTGTAGGTGCACTGGTAAACCCGAGCACCCGTCGCACCGCACACAGACCAGATCGAGTTCAGCCGGCTCTGCATGGTCGCCAGGCTGGCCGCCGAGGTCAGGTCGTTGGAGCCCAACTGCTGAATGACGTGCGTCGGCTTGACACGGATCAGGAAGTCAATGAACCGGGAATAGCCGGCCGTGCCGAAGTGCGACAGCGCCGTGCTGGCCCGCGTCCACTTGACGTAACCGTACTCGTTGCTGAGCGCCCGGCTCAGGTAGCCGTAGTCCCAGTACCCGGTCTCCGCCGTGTCGCCCTGCCCCCAGCCGGAGGAGGAACCAATGATCAGGACGTTGGCCGCGTCGCCGGCGTGCAGCCCCAGGATCGCCGACGGGCAGTAGACCGAGGCCGCCGAGAAGGAGGTATAAGACACGTCGTCCGACTTGTCGGTCGTGGAGGCGTAGCCCTCGCCGATGGCGGTGTTGGCGGCCTGGCTGACGGGCCACTTTTCGCCCAGGTTGGTCACCGTGACGTAGGTCCGGACAAAGAACTTGGTGTCGGCCGGGATGCTCACGAACACCGGGTCCGAGGTCACCTGCTCATCGAGCGCCAGCGTCTTGGTGCGGGTCGTGCCGCCGAAATAGACCGGGTAGGCGACGCCGTTGTATTCCACGCTGGCCTTGACCGTGTGGACGGCGTGGCCCGTCGCCTCGCCGGTGGCGCCGATCGTGCAGTTCGCGAAGCACAGCTTGAGCCCCATCACGGCACCGCCGCGCTTGGTCCAGTGGGCCGACCGGTAGTTGGTCGTCTGGCTGGAACCCGAGGAGAAGCCGTTGAACGGGAAGTGGGTGCGGTTGCACACGACACTGGAGCCCCAGGTGTTCGCTTTGTCGATGCCGGCGCGCAGTCCGGTAACCGACGAGGTCAGCGTGGCTACGGACCCCGGAGCGTCGTAGGCCCGCCCGTTGGGATACAGGTTCGTTGCGTAGCGGGATGCCATGTAACGATTCGTCGTCATGGTGGGTAAACTCCAGTTGGTGGTGCGGGGGTTGGTTAGGCCGTATGGATCGTCAGAACGGCCGGGTTACGGGGTCTCCAGCGCCGCGACGCGGGCTGAAAGTTCCTGAACAGCCTTGATCAGGCTGCTGGTCAGTTCGCCGTAGCGAATGCCCTGTTTGGTCTCGCCGGTCAGCCGGGTTTCGCCGGTCGGGAATCCCTCGGCGTCCAGAACCTCTTCCTCGGTCGGGGTTTCGATGAAGGCGGCGTGGTCGATCCCCAGGCTTGCCAGCACCGCCTGAAGCTCCTGAGCCAGCAGACCGTGGTGGGGGCGGACTCCGAGGCGGCCATCACCGCTGTCGATCAGCGTGTACTGCACCGGCCTCAAGAGATTGATGAAGTCCAGCCCCAGCGGTTCATCGATAATGTCGGTCTTGTTGCGCGCGTCCGACGACACGACAACGGCGTTGGTGGTATCAATGTCGGTGAACCAGCCCTTAGATGTCCGGTTGGCCGTGCCGCCGATCACGTTGATGTAGGCCGTGTCCCAGCGCTGCGAGGTGGCCCCGAGATTGGTTCCAAGGTCGGTGGCGGGCCACGGTGCCTGGGTGAACTCCACCCGGTTGGTCAGCCAGCGGGTGTTGAGAGCGCCGTTGATCGCCATACCGATCGTGTTGGTTCCCGATCGGTACAGCCCGCAATCCGGGTCACTGAGGAAGCTGAGCGCGGGAGCCGTAACCAGGCCATCGCCGGCCGCCAGGTTGCCAACCTGGGACAGTGGCCCATTAGCCCGAACCCGTGTTGTGGTGCCCACGTCGGAGATTGACGTGCTGTCGTTCCAGGTGTGCCACAGCGTGGTGTCCACCTGGAGGTATGTATCCGTCGCCCCGGCGTTCACCCGCAACAGTCGCTCCGGGTTGGTCGGCGTGCCGGAACGGGCATAAATCGGATTCACGATCCGGATGCGCGCGCAGCCGGTGTCGATCCGGAACGGGTAGTTCGTGGTTCCCGTGCCCGTGTTGATGAACTTGCAGTCCACGAACGAGCAATCGGCCTGACCTTCGGCGTAGTAGGCCAGCCGGCCGGTACCGTCCCACTCCCCAATGACCGTGCAGTCCATCACATCGATGAACCGGTTCCCCGCCAGGGCGGTATCCGACCGCAACCGAACGCCGTAGACGCCATAGGCGCCCATGTTGATCACGCAGCCGGTGATGCGCCCGTACTCGCTTTCATCGATGGTGATCAGCGATTGCTGACTGTCGATCACCGCATTGTTGATCACGCCCGAGATGGTGCAGCCCGAGATGACAAAGTTTTTGCAGGTGCCCAGCTCGATGCCGCGACCGCACCCTTCCGCCACACAGCCGGTAATGGACACGCCGTCCACGTTCCGGACCTTGTAGGGGCTGCTGTCTGTGTTATTCCGCTCGACGCATCCGGTGATCGCCAGCCCCCGGCTCTGCGTCACGCCGCGGTCGGTGATGTAGATCAGATGCGCGGGGTTGCTGGTGGTGTTCTCGCAGTCGCGGCCGATCACCCGCTCGATCAGGCAGCCGTCAAACTGCCGCGCCAGGATGCCGAAATCATGCTTGATGATCACGCAATCCAGCACCCGGAAGTTCTTGGCCAGCGTGACGGTGTCCGCCTCCTGCCCGTGAAACCCGATCCCGGCCGTCCAGTTGTAAAATCGGCAGTTCTGAACCGTCAGGTCGTCGCCGCTGATCTGCAAAACGCCCGCGTGGTAATTGATGCCCGCCCGGTAGATACCGGACGATGTGCTGCCGGCCTTGGCCTGCGTCGAGTTCAGATAGATACCGCTGATCGTGATCTTGTTCGCGCTGACGATGATGCCCGGCGTCGTCGCCGTTACCTGCTGGATCTCAGCACCCTGCCCATACAGCCCGGCACCCTCCGTCGATGCCGTCAGGGGAGCCGTGATCTTGTACGTACCGGGCGGCACAAGGATGGGCTTGCCGGTCGCGAGTGCGAGGTTCAGTGCCGCCGTGTCGTCCGTCGAGCCATCACCGACCGCGCCGAAATCCTTGACCGAAACGACCTCGCGCACCTTGTCGCCGAGCGAGCGGGTGACCGCACCCGTACCGGTCTGGAGCACGTCCAGCTTGTCGGTGATGGCCTGCTGATCGCTCACCGTGTTGCTGATGCTGGCCGCCGTCACCCAGCCGGTGGAAACCAGCAGGGCCTCGGCCGCGTCACGGGCGGTATCCGCCAGAACGGCTGAAGCGGCTGAGGCACTGGCCGAAGCGGCGGCTGCGGTGGCTGAGGCACTGGCGGCCGTGGCCGAAGTCCCGGCGGCGGTGGCGGACACGGCGGCGGCTGATGCCGAGGCGGCGGTTGTCGTCACCACGCTGGTGATGGTATCCAGGGCCGCGGCGACGGCGGTCACGTCCTCCATCACCTCGTCGATGTTGTTGATCAGTCCGAGGTTGGCCGAGACATGCTTGACCGCGGCGATGTTGGTGGCCACGGTGCGGACGGTATCGTAGGCGTTGCCGATCAGCTTGTCGGCGATCGGCTCGACCCCGTTGTAGGGGTCGTTGGCGGGGCGGTAACCCATCAGATCCATCCTCGTTTGGCGAAGCGGTTGTTGGTGGTGGCGATGCTGGTGGCGACCAGATCCTCCGAGATCGCCTCGGCGCAGATCTCCTCGTAGCGGGCCTTGTGCTCCAGCGCCTTGTTGGTCGCTTCCGCCGTGTTCATCGCGCTGTAGACCTTCCAGGCGATGAACGCCGTCAGGGCTCCGACCAGCGGGTCCGGCAGCTCGACCTCACCGGTTGGAACCAAGTGGCTGAGGATCGGCGGCTGGGCCTGGTAGAGCACCGAGAGGGAGACCTCCGCGATGAAGTACGGCACCTGGAGAATCCGGGCCTGCGGCGTGAACACGCTGTTGGACAGCTCGGTGTCGTTGAGCGGCAGCTTGTTGCCGAGGCTGTCGTAGACGGCCAGCACCCGGATCACGTCGTTGGCAAACGTCTCCCGGCCCATGTCCTTGATGTAGGGGTACGCGACCTCGGCCGGGTTGTAGACCGTCTCGGAGAACCGCCGGTCCAGGTGGTAGTGGGTGATACCCTCGACCAGCTCGACGATCACATCCTTCTCGGACAGGATATATTTGGAGTAGAGCCGGAGCAGGCCCTCGTTGGCGTGCTGGACGATCCGGGGCTGGGCGGCGGCGGTGATCGTTCCCGCGCCGTCAGACCCGATCGCCAGGTTGCTGAACTCGCCGTAGGACAGGAGTTGATACAGGTCTGTAACGGTGATGTTGGTCACGGTGGGAACCCCCTGGGTTGGTTCCCAAACATATCTCTAAACGATATAGGAGGCGAGGGATAATTCCTCCGAAGAGGTAGCCTCCTCCCATCTGTCTACTTCGTCAGGGGTGGCCGGCATCGAGTCCGACGGCTTCCACGGCCGGAGAAACCCCAGCATGGATATGGTGTCCAGGCAGTCGTCCTTGCCCTTGAGGCCGTTGACCGTGGCGAGCCGCATCTGCTGGACGAAGTTGCCCATAATAGGGGACAGCTTGAGTTCTTCCGGGAAGTACATCTTGCCGGCCTTGAACCAAGGAACGACCAGGTTGAACCGCGCCAGCTTGTCGGTGATCGGCCGGATGCCGGGGGCACCGGACTTCTCAGAGCTGGCGAAATTGAACCAGATGTTCCGGTTGATCATCTCGCCCTGGAGCCATTGGATAAAGGCGCCCTGCTGCCCGGTGGTCTCGATGCCGACACTCTGCGGCTTGTACTCACTCACCAGGCGGAAGAGATCGTTGACCGTCCGGTCCATGGTCTGGCGCTCGCACACACCGTCCACCCAGAACCAGTCGCCGTTGGCGCTGTAGGCCCAGACCGAGATCACGCTGAAATCGGCGGTATCCTTCTTCGAGGTGGCGAAGTCGGTCGTGATGTAGAAATTAAACGAGTTCTTGTTGGTCAGCAGGTTCTGGCGCGCGTACCAGCGGATCTCGCTGTCCTGGACCAGGCGCTCCTCCTCGGAACTGATCCGCAGCATCAGCTCCTGCATGAAGGCCGAGAGCTTGCCGGTCTTGACCGCCAGCTCGTACTGCTCGCTGACGTAATCGTAGGAGAACCGATCGGCCCAGGCGCCGGAGAATTCCTCGCGCGTGCAGGGGAACTTCTCGCAGACCGGCCAGACGTTGACATCCCAGGCGCCGGACTCCACCGCCTCGATCAGGATGTCGTCCTTATTAAAGGGCGTGCCGTTGAAGATCACCTTCCGTCTCGTTGGGTCCATCGCGTGGTTGACCCCCTTATAGACGGTGTCCTTGATCGTCATCATGGCGGCGCGGGAGTGGGCGTCGTCGTCCGACACGAGGTCGTCGAGCACCGCCAGCACCGGCCGCTTGCCGAAGATCTTGGTGCCGCGCAGCCCCGTCTTGGCGCCGAACATCTTGATGCCGAGCGTCTCGCCCGAGCGGTTGGTGAACTCCAGGTAGTTGTCGGTAAAGCTGGCCTTGGGTATCCACTCCTGGAGGAAGTCGCTTTGTCGGTAGCGGTGCTCGATGTTCTTGCGGGCGGACTTGACGCCGTTGTCCATCGAGTCCGAGACGTAGATCATGCCGTCCACCGGGCCGAAGCCGGGGATGTAGTGGAACACCCCCAAAAATAAGCTGAGGTACTCCATGAACAGCGTGGTCTTGGCGGCGCCGCGGAACACCAGGTTGGCGATGTACTTCTCCTTGCTGACCACCTTGTCCAGCATCTTGAGATGGACGGGGGGCGTCTTGTTGCTCTCGCCCTGGACGCCGTTGGCCAGCTTGATGAAGTTCATGAAGGTCAGCGCGAACTCGGACGGCAGGTAGTCCGCCGAGTTCAGCTCGCGGTAATCGACCTGGTCGAGCCACTCGTCGAGTTCCTGTTTGATCAGCGCCATGTCACGGGACCTCTTCGGGCGTCACGTCGATGATCTTCTGGGCGGCGATGTCCTGGGTGCTGACCCCCTGGCCGATCATCGCGCGCTGCTGCTGGGCCAGCTTGGTCAACATATCTTTGAGTTCGTTCATGCCCGAGGTCTCGCGCATGTCGATGTTGACCAGCGGGCCGGACTCTTTTGGTTTGGCCAGGTGGGTCAGGATGGAGTTCGCCGCCTGGGTCCGGACCAGCTCGGACTGGGCACTGAGCATCAGCTCGGCCTGGGTGTTGATCGCGCGCTGGTAAATGTCCTGGTTCAGGACCCAGCTCGGCACCAGGGTCTGTTCCATGACGAGGTTGACCAGCTTGCCTCGGGCATAGGCCGAGACGTAGGCCGAGATGTCCTTAGCACTGGTTCCCTTGGCGACCAGGGCCTGGTAGCGCTGGGGGAAGGTCTTGAAGTAGGCGTCCTGCTGGGTCATGCCCATCAGCCGGTGGCTGACGAAGACGACCGCGTGCAGGTAATCCTCGGTCTTGAACTTGCCCTCCTGGAGGACCTTGGTGTAGCTGATGAAGTTGTTCCGGACCTGCTCGGCGACGATCGGGTCGGAGACGATGTTGTTGACCAGATCGACGAAGGCCGGCGTCGCCGCCCCCTTGAGGTTGGCGGGCAGCGCCTTGGAGACCTGCTCGACCGTCAGGTCATCCGGGTTGGAACCAAGGGAAGGAACGGGGGGCACGGGGGCGGCGGGGAGGGTCGTCACTTTCTTCTCCTATTAATCTTTGGGGTCGGTGTCTCTGGGGGCGGGCTCGGCGGGGGCCGGGACCGGGAGGTTCAGGCTGGTCCGGAGCAGAACGCCCCAGAGGATATACAGGGTGATGAACAGGGGCATGTCTTACTTCCTATTTATGTTTGGGGGGTGGGGGTGGGTTGGTTCGGTGCGGCCTGCGCCGCCCACCGCCGTCGCCACAGCCGCTTCGCGGCGGTGGCTCGGACGTGGCGGCTGGCCCGCAACTGGACCCGGTCCTGGCCGGTCGAGTCCCGGTGGATGCGGAAGTCGATGGTGTGGACCAAGTCACAGTCGCAGCAGGCCATCTTGTAGCCGGTCGCGACCGGCTGTATCCAATCGGACCAGCCGTCGTCGTTCTCAATGACCTTGGTGTAGCGAGTCACAGTTCACCTCTTCTAAGATGGGTCGTGTTGGCGGCGTAGAGGTACCGGCACTCGACCGCCAGGAACCCGAACAGGGTCCGGAGTTTCCAGAGCGCCTCCCGGTAGGCGCACCGCTCGCCCAGCGCCGGATCGAACGTCCCATCGCCGCTGCCGGTGCAGGCCCCCCGCACCACGTAGCCGGTGTCCAGGATCACGGTACAGATCGTCATCGTCGTGCCCGGCGGGGTGGCGTAGGTGACGGTGGCGATGCGGGCCTCGATCGCCTGGTCGGGGATGCTGTCCTGCGGATCGGCCCCCGGTGACGGGGCGAGGTAGCAGGGACGGTACCGGTCGGATGGGGGCGGCTGGCTGTGGGCCATGGTGGTCGTCTTCCTCATACTTATGTCTAAGGGCCGGGTTGCTCTCCCGATCCCCCGTCACAAAAGTAGCCCCCCTTTTGGGGAGGACTACCCCTTGCATTACCCAATCGATTGAGATAGAGTTTAGAGCATCCTTTGCTCTTAAACAACATCTCTAATATAAGATAGAGATGCGATCCCCCTATTGTCTAAAGGCAGAGCTTTAGAACCAAGAAGGATATGACCTTGACCTGAATTGTAATTTGGGTAAGGATAATATCATTCGGTGTAGCTGAGGCATTGCGATCCCCCAGCGGTGAGTGGGTAACTACCGCAGCCGGAGCAGGTTGTTTCTCCCTGAACCCGTGATCTGGCATGAGAGCCATCCACCCTAACCGGTGGGTGGCTTTCTTTTTTGATCATCGATAGGCAACGGGGAATTAGTTAAAATCCCTTAAGGATTTTCTTGGCCATATTTTTTTGAATATATTTTTTGGGCCATGCGGATAATTTTGATGGGGATGTTCCATCTAGGGGTATTGGGTGGTCACACCCACCCTCACACGTGAGTACCCCCCCGGTCACACGTACTCACACCCTCACACCTACCCCCACGTTATCCGGCCGCTTCGCGGCTTATGGATCATTCATCATCTTACCTTGGGGGTACCCATCATGACCACTGTTGCCAGCACCCGCATGACGCTCGGCGCTCTGTTCGGTGCCATCACCACCACAGCAAACACCCTCAGCAACTCGCTCGGAGCCATCAACGATGGCGTCGAGATGCTGAACAAGACCATCGCCGACGCTTCCAAGCGTCAGCAGATCAGCTCACGCCAAGACATGGCTGCCTTCAAGGAACAGTATGCCCTGGAGACCGCTCAGCGGGTCCAGGAGTTCCACGACACCATCGGTGACTGGATCGACCAGCGTCCCGGTCGTGCCGAAAAATTCCAAGCAACTCTGGAACGCCTGCAAAACTCTATCGACGAAGACGACAAAACAAAGAAGTCCTAAACCCTAACCTCCTTCCCCTGCGCAAGCAGAGGAAGGGGGAGTTCGTTAAGGATAGTTAAAGATAGTTAAGGATAGTTAAATCCTTTCTTAACTTCTCACCCTGAATCCTATCCCCAAATCCCGCTCTGAAAGTCAGCACCATGACGATCAAATCCGGCCCCAACTGGCTCACCATCCGCTGGGGCATCCAGTGGTTCAAGCACAGCAAGCGCATCCACACACCCTGGTTCACCCTCTACATCGAGAGCTAACACCATGACCCAGTTACTAGACGATTCAGCTACGCTGAATCAGTTGTCGGACCTGGGGATTCCGGTCCCTCACATCGAGTTCATCCGCATCGTCGTTCCCGGCATCTGCGAGGTCCGGAACACCCGAACCAACAGCTCACACCTGTTCAAAGGCTGGGTCGATCTCGACGACCTGTTCAATCCCGACACCACACCGGATGGCGAGTGGATCGAGGTCTTCCTCGAACACGGCGAAACTGACAACCTCGACGCCGCCTTCCTTGAGGCCGAACTGCGTGAGTGGTTGATCAAACTCCCGGCCTGACTCCGAGTGGATCGAGGTCTTCTTTGAATACGGGGAGCTAGGCGATTGAGCTTGGCTCAATCAGACTGGTTCCCACTAATTCATCTCTAATACAGAACAAATCGGCAACATCAATCCGCAGCTCAGGAGAATCAAATGTACAAGGTCTATCGTTCCAAGGGCGAAGGCACCACCATCGGCATCTACCGGGGTCTGTTCCAGACCCTGTGGACGGTCCTCAAGCTCAAGCTGGATGGCTACAACACCAAGATCGTGAGGTATTAATCATGGCCACAGGTACCCGTGCAGAGATCACCCTCAAGTTCTCGGTCAACCTCGACCTGGTACCAGGTTGGGGTGACTGCGCCCAAGACTGGATCGAACTCATCAGAGATAATTTCCTGAACCAGCAAGCATACAAGCCCGAGGCTGATCTCATCAAGGTGTCTTACACCGAGCGTAAGTAAGTAAGAGCGGCTCCGCCGCTTTTGGAATAATTCCCCTCACGCCATAAGGAGCTTATGCAATGGCCATCTCTTTCAGCAATTCCTTCGGTGGTACTACCAGCACTGTCGCCCTGACACCGATCCAGAAGGAATTCGTCCATGTCCGCTGCGAGCATTTCCAGAAGCTGATCGCTGGCGACACGTCCTGGACCAGCCTGGCCGGTGCCATCGATGGTGCAGCCCAGCGCCTGGGTTGGGCTGCCGCCTTTGATTACAAGAACGTTCCCGTGTGCTCAGCCCTCCTGCGGGAGGCGAGCGGCAAGCACCACACCGATGTGGGAACACCAGGCTCTGTTGAGGAGCAGGCACACTTCCAGAGCATCGTGAAGGTGCTGAAGCTATTCTACAAGCAGTTCTGATCATCTAAGCAAGTAAGAAGCGGCTTCGCCGCTTGTGGGTATGAACACAGTTCGTACCCATCATCGTTGTTTCTTTGGTCTCTTTACCGGGAGTCATCACATGAACGACCTCTTGCACAAGTACGGTCCCGAGCTTCTGTTCGCTGTCGCCAATCACCTGGACCAGTCCGGGTGGGCCGAGAAGAACAACGCCATGGATCTCGTGAACGAGATCTACACCGCTGTTGGACAAGAGACCCTCGAAGAGTTCACCACCGTCGCTTAAGACCTTCCCTCACCTTCCCTCAATCATCCCCTCAGCTCAGGAGAGACTATCATGGCCATCGATTTCACCAAGACCTTCGGCGCTTCCAGCACCACCAGCACCAAGTCCTCGGCTCCGGCCGCTAACCACAGCGACAAGCCGAAAGCAAAATTCTGGATCAATCTCGGCTACGCCTCGGGCGTGATGGACGACGAGGGCAACGACCGCTTCGTGTCGCTGCCCGTCGGCATCCCGCTCGACACCCAGGACCGCCTGCCGACCACCAGCCGCAACAAGGAGTTCGCCGCCTTCCAGGCAGCCCGCAACGATCTGTTGGACCAGCTCATGGAGTTGGCGGGCGGTCTGGAGCCCGGTGAGGATTGCATCCTCAAGCTGGAGGTCCAGCTCCGCCGCGTCAACGACGAGCAGCCCGAAGCCAGCATCTCCGACAACAAGTTCGCGCGCAAGATCGCGTTGGTTTCTTAACACTTTGAGCGCCTCCTGCACCCGCGGGAGGCGCTTTAAGTTGGACTCGATAGTTCGACATAAGTTGGAGGACGATAAGCTATTCCAACTTTAGACGCTTTTTTTGAACATGGACCCCGAAACCCTAACCAGGTGACAAACATGACCCAAACCACCCCCAAAACCGAGCCCAAGCCGGCCCGCAAATGGACACGCCGGACTGTCCCTGAACTCTCCCCGTTCGAGGTCGAACAGCACGCGCTGGCCAACAAAGCCATGAGCACCATCCACGCACCCTGCTGAGGGACGGAGTATCCCATTATGAGTGACGAATTGAACACCGAGGTATTCCTGGTCATGACCAATCGCCGGGATGCTTCCTTCCCAGGTATCGCAAAGACCTGCGGTAACGGCGGCGCGGAGATGTTTCTCACCGAGGAGGCGGCCCAAGACTTCTGTCGTAAAATCTCAGGAGAACTCGGTAATCACTTCGGGGTTTACCGTTCCCTCATCCAGATCGTGGAACGGCTCTCGTAGCATGGCCCACATCACCACCCGTGAAGAAGCGTTCACCGAGTACCAGACGCTGATCACCCGCTACGGCCTGTCCTGGTCCGCTGCCGTGCCCGTCCAGGCATGGGACCGGCTGACCGACGCCATCGCCTGGCTGTCCATCGAAGACCGCCGCAGAGCGGCCGGACTGCCCACCACATCCAACCTCTAAATGCCCCATTGAACAGGGAAAGGCATGCGACACGTGATTCAGAATATCGTAAGCAGTCTCCGCAAGATGCTGACCAAGGCACCCGTGGAAACCCTCTCCGAACCAAAGACCAAATCCAATCAGGTCGCCGGTATCGATGTCAACACCGATCAGTTACACATGACCGATGGCCGAATCTATCAGATCACCCAGTACGCCGATCCTTACGGCAAGCAGTGCGATCCCGAGGACGCCTGCGCCGTCGAAGCCATGACCGGCACCAGCAAGATCCGAGTCGAGTTCTATTCAACCCGGTACACGTTGCACTGAGAGAGATCATGAGCATGAACTTCTACGGCCTGACGGCCGACAACAACACCGTCGATTGTCCGGAGGATCTGGAAGTAAACCTGGCCAACGCCAACGCCAGGGTGATCCTCTTCCTGCTCGGCTTTGAGGCCAAGGACGGTTACTTCGAGGCCGACCTCGACGAGTTCATCGGGACTATCCTGATCACGCCGGTCAACGAACCCTTCGCGGAATACCACACCCGGACGCTCGGACGCCTGCACGCCCTGGCCATGGACCTCAAAGCCCGCGGCGCCATCAAGATCTACGGAGCCTGACATCAACACCCTCTTCCTCCTCATGGCCCGGTATAACGGTATGCCTGTCATACCTCTCATCCAGGTACGCGACGACTACTTCTCCCATCTCAAGATCGATCAACTCCAAGCTAAATTACTCCGGGGCGAGATCCCCTTGCCGGTGGTCCGCTTCGATCAGACCAGCCAGAAATCCGCCAAGGGCGTTCCATTGGCGGATTTAGCCCAGTACATCGACGCCTGCGCCGAACAGGCCCGGCGTGAACTCCACCAGATGACCAGACCCTGATCCAAAGAAAGACCCATCATGATACAGATCACCGCCAACAAGGACCTGTTCGACGCCTGGAAGCTCATCGGCCAGCGGATCGGGAATCTCGGGGCCATCGTGCAGAACACCATGGAACTCTCCGAGGAAGACCTGATCGAATGGGCGCAGATCTTCGACGCCTGCCAGCAAGACCTCGACGCCCTGCTGACCCAGACCGGGGAACACCTGACCGGCCGCGACGACGACGACGGCAGTGCCGATCCGGCCTGACAACCATACGCCGAAAGTACAGTTACAACATCTCGGCCAACATGACCCAACCAAGATATGAAAAACCCTTATGAAACAATATCTTATCGCCCCTGTCGGTCCAGTCCATCATCGGAGCAACCGACAGGGGAAAGTATTTGTTTATCAATAACTTAGCTCCCTTCCTCTCCTCCCTAACGAGGTATCTTCTACCTCGAATGTCCCACATTTCCGGGCATCAACCGGCATTAAAGTGACCCTCTACAACATTTCCGTACAACATGAGCCCATGTTGTAGCGGGCATCAATGGGAGGGACTGGCATTGGGCACCATCATCGAACGCCGCCGCAAGGACGGCAGCATAGCCTACCTGGTTCAGATCACCATCGCGAGCGGTGGTTCCACCCACCGCGAGAACCGGACCTTCGATCGACGCCAGGCCGCCCTGGTCTGGCTGGAGAAGCGCGAACGGGAACTGAACCAGCCGGGCGGACTGGACAAGGCCAGGCATCAGGCCGTCACGCTCGGCATGGCGATCGACCGCTACATATCCGAGTCCGAGAAGCAGATGGGCCGGACCAAGGCCCAGGTGCTGCGCACCATCCAGGGCATGACGATAGCCAACAAGCCGATCAGCACCATTACCAGCGCCGACCTCGTCGCCATGCTGAGAGAGATCGACGCCCAGCCCAGTACCCGAGGGAATTATCTCTCGCACATCTCGACCATCTTCGCCCTGGCCAGGCCCGCCTGGGGCTACGACGCCGAGCACAGCACCGCCAAGGATGCAGCATCCAGTGCCAAGCGCCTCGGCATCACGGCCAAGTCCAAGCACCGCTCCCGGAGACCCACGCTCGACGAGCTGGACCGGCTGATGGACCACTTCCAGGACCGCGAAACCCGGCGGCCGGCCATGATGCCGATGACCAAGATCATCGTCTTCGCGCTGTTCTCGGCGCGACGCCAGGAGGAGATCACCCGCATCCGCTGGGACGACCTCGATCCGGCCCACAGCCGAATCCTGGTCCGCGACATGAAGAATCCCGGCGAGAAGCTGGGTAATGACGTATGGTGCGACCTGCCCGAGCCAGCCCTCAAACTTATCCTGAGCATGCCCCGCACCGACCGTGAGATCTTCCCCTACACCACCGACGCGATCAGCGCCAACTTCACCCGCGCCTGTCAGCTCCTCGGCATCGAGGACCTGGTGTTCCACGACCTGCGCCATGAGGCGGCCAGCCGGCTGTTCGAGATGGGCCTGAACATTCCCCATGTCGCCGCGGTCACCGGCCACCGGTCCTGGCAGAGCCTGAAGCGCTACACCCACCTCCGGACCACCGGGGACAAGTACCAGAACTGGACCCATAACCCAGCCGGGCAACCCTGAGCCTGTTTGTTTGGTTCCCAACCTTCAATCACCGGCTCGAAAGGAGCACCCGTGACACAGCGTTTGATATACACGGGCATCGGGTCGAGGAAATCGCCCGAAGCCATCCAGCAGCAGATGATCATCATCGCCAAGCAGCTCGCCGAATCCGGCTGGCTGTTCCGCTCCGGCCACGCCGACGGAGCAGACCTCGCCTTCGAGATGGGCTGCATCATGGGCGATGGCCTGAAGGAAATCTTCCTGCCCTGGAAGGGCTTCAACAAGGCACCCCAGAACCACCGCGATTACATCGTGGTCCGGCCGACCCTGGAGCTGCATGACTTCTCCGCCAGCTTCCACCCCAACTGGACCGCCTGCTCCCAGGCCGCCAAGCTGCTCCACATGCGCAACGGCTGGCAGATGCTGGGGCCTGAAGGCGACCGGCCGACCGACATGGTGGTCTGCTGGACCCCCAACGGGGAACGCTCCGGCGGCACCGGCCAGGCTCTGCGTATTGCCGAACACTTCAACATCCCGGTCTTCGACCTGGCACTAAGCGAGACCCCCAAGCGGCTCTGCGAGTTCGTCATCGAGCGGGAGAGGAAAGCAGCATGAGCAACGCCCCCAAACGTGGCCTGCGTCGCTTCGAGAAAGACGAAACCCAGGCCCTGCACAAGCTGATCCTCCAGATGAACAACCTCCACGCCAAAATGGGTGGTCGCACCCACCGCCCGGAACGCAAGGCGCTAAGCCGGTGCATCCAGATCCTCCAGCGGGAAAACGACCGCAAGTGGGCGGAGTTCGTCGATCAAACCTGAACCAGAAGGAAACTCAACTATGCCCGGTTCCCGGTACATCGGACCAAGGACCTGCTGGAACTGGCCCTGCACCGTCGATCCGGTCATTCCGGCTGGCAATTACGTCCTTGTCTACCTCGGAGCGCTGATCGCCGCAGGCTTAGCGTGCCATCTCCTGACCTTCCTGCTGCGCCGCCAGACCGTACCGGCCTGGGCGCTTCCCCTGCCCATAGCGGCCTTCCTGCTGGCCATCGTCCCGCTCTGGCGGATCTTCATCCACTTCTGACATCCACACCCCGGAGCCGACATGAGCAACCCGATCATCATCCTGAACAAGCATCACAAGCCCAAGGAGAGCGACCGGAACTTCTATGTCGGTCGGGGCTCGGCCCTGGGCAACCCGTTTCCGATCACCGAGAGCCGTAACCGGGACGCCGTCATCAAGGACTTCGAGGACTGGCTGGAGGACCGAATCCGGAGCCAGAACAAGCACGTCCTCGCCCTGCTGAACACCATCGCCGAGGCGGCGATGGACGGCACCAACAAACCGGTCGGGCTGATCTGCTTCTGCGCTCCCAAGCGCTGCCACGCCGAGATCATCCGCAAAGTCATCAACGCAGCGATCCAAGGAAAGAAGAAATGAGTAAACGAGTGTTTACGTTCGCGAGCAATGACGCCGGAATCCACGGCTCGGGAGACGCCAAGACCGCCTACACCAAATACGGTGCCCGCTACGGCAAGTCCTATGGGCACTACGGCGACAGCTTCGCCATCCCGACCAAGAGCGATGTCCTGGAAACTCTCCCCTTGAGTCGCATCGAGGACTACGTCCGGGGCTTCCTGGCCTACGCCCGTGGCCACCACAAGCTGGAGTTCCAGGTCACTCGGATCGGCTACGGCCTGGGAGACCTCAACGAGGCTGATATAGCCGATCTGTTTGTCGGCGCATCCAACAACGTGCTTTTTGACAGGAAATGGTATCCGTACCTCGGCGAAACCGTCACCTACTGGGGCAGGTCAGATGACTAAGCGCAACCCCCTCAACGACGCCGATTACTACTACGAGGACAAGCAGATCGACGACCTCAAAGACACCGTCCACGCCCTGATATGCGATGTCGAGTACCTGCTGATTCGCGCCCACAAGCACCTGGTCGATCCCGACAGGATCAATGAGATCAAGCACCGGATCATTCACCTGAATACGGAGTCCTGAATCGTGACCACCGACACCCTGACCAAGACCATCCCCGGCACCATGGACCGTCCGCTGCACCGGACTGATTACGCCAACGGCCAGCTCTCGATCGTCTTCACCGATGCCGCCCACCTCGCGGACGCCTGGATCTTCGCCGACAAACACGGCAAGACCAAGGAGTTCGAACAGGGGATCATGCGCCTGATCCGCTCGGCTCTGGGTAACGCGGTGCCCAGCCGCGCCTTCCAGCACCAGAGCTACCGCGAGGAGGGTGTCATGATCGAGTACCCGGCCCAGCCGGGTCAGGAAGTCAAGCTGACCATCCATCCCGACAGCCACGCAACGCCCTCGTTCCTGTTCCAGGAAACCCCTGGGCTGACCGGCGGGCTGATCTTCCACAGCTACGACGCAAGCTGGACGATCCACACCTGAACCAAGAAAGGAATCATGAGTCCCCTGCCGGGCACGCTCGCCTTCGCGTTCTGGCTCCACGCCCACCTGCTGCGCCAGTTCACCCTCCGGATCTACACCCCCACCCTTGACCCAAAGAAAGTGATAGCCCCATGCAAGTCCTGATCTTCGGCGCACCCTGGTGCGCGAGCTGCAAAGTCCTGAAGAAGCAACTGGAAGGTAAGACCTTCGACGGCTTCGAGATCGAGCACGTGGACATCGAGGCCAACCCGGCCCTGGCCACCAAGCACAACGTCATGTCGCTGCCGACCATCGTGGTCCCCGAGACCGGCCTGGTCCGGCGCAACGTCACGACTCTCAAGCAGTTCGCCGAGCTGCTGGCGTCGGTCTGACCATGGCGACGAAGCACGTCTTCACCGTCGAGATCGTCTTCAACGCCGGCACGCCGCCGACCTTCGGGACGAGCTACGTCACCGACCTCCTGCTGAGCAGGATCGAGGAGGACAACCTGATCGAGCTGGAGGCGGATCGGATCTCGATCCAGCACAGCTCGGGAGACTGCGACCCGATCGAGTCCGATGGGTGGGACGAGGAGGACTGGTTATGAGCGAGAACCCCCACGAAGACCTG